TGTGACCTCGTTAATTTCAACAGTTGGAATAAGATATGACGATTTTGGGACACCAGCCAAATTAAAGAAGACTGCTGTTGCAGCAAAACAGACAGAAAAAGCATTTGACCAATTAGCAGGGAAGGCAGCATTAGGATCTAAAAAACTTGGATTGTTTGGTAATTCCGCAGTCGCTACAGGTGCTAAATCAAAAATTGGTGCTGTAGGTGTTAAAGCGTTAGGCACTGCAATAAAAAGCACTTTCGGCCTTATGGCTGGACTTACTGCTGGAATAGCAGGTTTAACTACAGCATTTGGAACTTTAAAAGAAGTTGAGTTTGCAAGTGCAAAATTCAGGACGTTAGGAGGCGATTCAACTGACTTAGTTAATAAATTAAAGCTTGTAAGTATTGAGTTAAACGGATCTGCAAGTGTTGCTGAATTAACTGGAGCTGCTTATGACGTTGCTTCTGCTGGATTTGTAGAAGCTGCTGATGCTGCAATGATATTAAAAGCAGCAAGTCAAGGTGCAACAGGTGGGTTTAGTGATATTAATACTGTTGGAAATGCTGCAACAAGTGTTTTAAATGCTTATGGAAAAAGTGCTAAAGATGCTCAGTTTTTAGTAGATCAATTTATACAAACACAGAACGATGGAAAAATAATTGTAGCTGAATATGCACAAAACATAGGTAAGGTCGCTTCTGTTGCTGCGACAATGAATGTTCCGCTTAAAGAGGTTAATGCTGCAATAGCTCAAGTAACAGCAGCAGGTGTTAAATCTGAAGTTGCCTTTACTGGCATGAAAACAGCCCTTTTAAGATTAACTGGAGAAGCAGGTGGTAAAAAATTAGCAAAACTAGGCATTGATATAAACGCTTCAACTATTGCCTCTGAAGGATTAGCTGCAAACTTGAAGAAGCTTGAAGGTCTGGATATTAAATCTCTTGAGTCAATATTTGGTCAGGAAGCTATTCAGGTGATGGCTCCATTAATAAAAGACTTAGAAAAATATGAGCAGCTAATTAGAAATCAAGAGGGCGCATCTGGAGCTGCTGCTAATGCACAAATTGAAGCAAGTAATACTATTCAAGGGGCATGGGATCGGGTGGCTAAATCATTTAGTAATTTATTTGCAGATCAAAGTGAATTAGGTATAGCGATAAAAACAACTTTGCAAGGTGTTTCTGTTGTTATTGACGCTCTTGGAATAGCAATAAAAACTTTAATGTTGCCTGTTCGATTGTTGTTTAAATTGTTTGCTGGTGTTGGAGCTGTTTTTGAAGAGCAATTTGGAAAAGGAAATAGTGCAATTGTCTTAATTACAAAAGCTTGGACGTTCTTCTTGACGAAAGTTGAAAAAGGTTTTCAATTAGTAGAAGCTGTTGCAACAGCAATAGGAACGGCTATTGGTTCAATTGCTTTAGCTTTTGATCCTTTGTTTAAAGTTATCCCTGAAGTAATAACTGACGCAAGAGAAAGATTTATGCGTTTTGCTACAGGGCTAAGGGATATATTTGTAGGTCTAGCAGAAATAATTAGCAAAATTTTTAAAAGAATTTTTGATTTTATTAGTGGCGGAATAAAAAGAGTTTGGGATGCTATTCCAGATAAGTTAAAACAATTTTTAAAAGGAGCAGGAGAAAAAGTTGCTTCAGTAGCGAGTAGTGCAGCTCAACCTTTTGCTGAAGGTTTTAATGATTTAAAAGGAGATTTAGCAGGATGGAATCAAGACGAAGAAGGCAATCAACGATTTATTGATATGAGCAAATTTCAAGATGCAATTGCAAAAGCTGGTGGCGATATTAATAAGGCTTGGAAAGAATATCTTGGCACTGTTCAAGAAACAAATAAAGAACTTGAAAAAGGAACAAGTAATACAGAAAACAAATCTGTTCCTGCTGTTAATAAATTAAAAGAAGCGTTTGAATCTGTTAAAGAAACAATTGCTGGAGGTTTACATAATGCTGTTATGGGCTTAATAGACGGAACTAAATCTCTTGGAGAATCTCTTGCTGGTATTGCTAAACAAATTGCAAGCTTGATGTTAAAGAAAGCAATTTTTGGAGCGTTTGGATTAAAGGTTGCTGAAGGTGCTTATGTCGCTAATGGAATCAGGCCATTTAATCAAGGTGGTTTAGTTACTAAGCCCACAATAGGACTTGTGGGAGAAGCTGGTGAGGACGAGTACGTTATTCCAGCCTCTAAGATGGCTCAGTCAATGCAACGGTATTCAGCAGGGGCTAGGGGTGAATCTGTGATCCCTGGGACTGGTCAATCATCCACAGGAGGCGGAGCTGGTTCGTCAACTACCGTCAACTACTCTGGTCCGATATTGAACTTTAACTCTGAAGAATTTATTCCTAAATCTGCTGTTGGTCAGATTATTTCAACGGCTGCAAGACAAGGTGCTGCTATGGGTGAAACTTCTACCATGAAAGCAATGCAAAATAATCGCTCTGCTAGATCAAGGATAGGAATGTAATGAGTGCTATTGCTTTAGTTACCTTTATAGAGATTTATGATCCTACAAAGGTTTCAGATTCAGGTGATATTTCTGGTGCCGTTCAGCATCGTTTTCAAAACAGTGAGCCTACTTCTACTGGTATTACTGATCCAAAAGTAGGAAATAATCAAAGATTCAATTATCTTTCGTTCCTTTATCAAGGTGCAACTAGAAGCAAAGATGGGAATAATCTTGAGTCAACTTTGATTTTGGCAAATGAAAGTGAAGATAGAGAAGGTTCTGTAGGTACGAACAAATTGTCGATGAGTTATGCAGCAGAAGCTGTTAATAATGGTTGGAGCGTTAGAGTTTATACTTGTCAAATGACTGATTTGACTTTTAGTTCTGTCAAGACTGTATTAGTTGTTGACACGTGGAAAATTGCTTCGATGGGTTATGACAAAAGCTCAATTGAAATTTTATTGACATCTTCTATTGATGCTGTAGGTGGAAATATAGGACGTTTCTTAACAAGTAGTTTGGTTGGTCATATTCCTGTTACTGCTGCGATGAGAACAAGGTGAAGACTCCTATGCTATTGGGGTTGCCTTATCGTTTAGGTGCTACCCCTGATAAACATAAAGCTGCTGATTGTGTTTCTCTTGCAGGAGAAGTTCTTAAAAATTACGGTATAGATTTTCCTTGTCAAAAGCGTGAATGGTACAGACGTTTAAGAAAAAAAGACTATGACGTATTTCGTGATGAATTGAAAAAGTGGGGAACACTTACAACAACCGCTAATATCGGAGTTGTAGCTCTCTGTAAAGCAGAAAAAGGTTACGCTTTAGCAGTTTATTGGGAAAGAGGTTGGCTATCATTCGCAGACAAGACGGTTCGTTGGAACCCCATAGACGGATTGGCGGTTTTAGAACGTTATTGCCCTATGAAGTAGGACTTTGTGAATCGTTAGGTATTACAGAGAAAGAATATTTTGAATTTTTAGATTTAACCGAAGCTTATTTCCCTGAAAGGAAGAAGGAATACGATCATATTCCTAATATCGTGGCAGGTCCAGCCGCTGCGGTTTTGCCGGGTTGGATGGTTTCAACAGTAGGAACAACAGCTACTCTTTCCGCTTGGGGGTCTATTGCAGTTGCCGTTGCAATGACTGCTATTTCCTATGCTTTAACTCCTAAGCCAAAAGATCCTAGTCAGTCTCCAAGATTACAAATTGGTGGCGTTCAAGGTAGAAGTAGATTTAATCCTTTAAGTGGATTTGATTCTGTTCAGGACTTAGCAGCTCTTGGTTCTTTTATTCCTTTGGTTTACGCAAGACAAGGAGTAAGGGTTGCAAGTCAACTTCTTTGGTCGCAAATAAGAACAGCTCAATATGGCGAAGTTATTAATGCCATTGTTTTGTTCTCTAATGGAGAAATAGGATCTAAACCAAAATATGAGTCTTTAGCTTTAGGAGAAGTTTTTTTAGCAGATTTAGCTGAGTCAAAGATAAAAGTATATTTTTCTAGAGGTGCAAGGTCTGATGGGAGATTGCAAGGTGTAGCAGATACTCAAACACCTTCAATTACTCATGATCAATACCAAGAAGGATCATCCCCAAATGCTAATAATTATGGTAATAGATTTAATAGGGAATATGACGACAATGATCCGTTCCTTGTAAAAGTCGTTAGTAATAATTCTGTTTCATACAGACCTAGTTTTAGCAGCACGAAAACGCCTTCTACTAATAGTTCTTTTGGTGTTTATTCACCTATGCCTAATGGCAATGCTTATAAGGTTAATTGGGAATTATTACTACTTCCTCTAGATGCAGATGATGGTGTTAAAGCAGATACAAGGATTAAAATGGGAAAAATTTATCATAAATATCCTAGATATGTAGGAATTACTAATCATGGAAGTTCTCCTACTCATTCAAGTGCGGGAAATGGTGTTGTCTTAAGGCCAAATGAAGTAGTCCCTGGATCTTTAAGTGTTAATTATCGGATTTATCACAATCAAAACGAAAGTGCATTTATAGATTCAACAATTGCCAACTCAGATCCAACAAAGAAATGGACAAAGTTTTCTCCTTGGGGGTCGTCAGATGCTAAAGCTGTTGCTGATACAACACGGGAGAATGTTGATGATGTAATGAGTGTAGGGGAGCAATATATGGTTGGTTCTACTCTAATGACAGTAGAGCAAGAAGATAATGGTAATAGATGGACAAAAGATCCTGTTCTTGGTTTTTCAAAAGCTATAAGATTAAAGGCAGATGAACCTGGTTATCTTGAATTTAGAAATACAGATGAAACACGAGAGCCTTATGAATCTTTAGTTGTTCAAAAAGTAGAACTTGCAACTTTTTCAAATACTAAAGAATGTGATATTACACAAGTAGGTTTAAAAAGCACTGTATGGAGAAGGATAAATGGATTTCCTAATGTTAATGAAATGCCTTCTCAGCCAAGAATTGCTTCCTATGAAAAAGCAAATGGATCTATACAAATAGGACAAGTAAGCAAATATGTTAAGAGACTGAGTTTCTTTAAAATACAGGCAAAAAGAATGAGTTCAGGAGATGATTTTGCTGATATAAGTAGTACTGTTATTTGTGTTAAAGGTTCTGCTCCTGTTGCTCAATACAATTCAATTGATATACAACATTTTAACCCTAGTCAATATGAATTTAGATTTTTACCAGTCCCAGGAAATGTAGTCCTTAATTATTACCAAGGTGTTGTTCATGTTCTTGATTACGCTGCTCCAAGACAACAAGAGTCAAACTATACTTTAGGGTTATCACTTGTATATCACGCAAGAGTTGAACAGCTTCCTACCAATAAGAAGAATGGAAACTCTTTTACTAATAACACTGAATGGGACAGAGGTGGTTTGGGTGGTGCAATAGATGTTGCTACTGGACAACCAGTTCAAGACATTACTGGTCCTGTCGAGCAATTTGCCCCTTTAACTGATAACAATCCTTGTCCTAATGTTTCTGATCTTCAGTGGTCATTTAATACAGTTAATAATGGGCTAGGAGCTTTTGGCTTAGTCCCTATAACAACTTACCAAGGTATCGGCCCTGGAAATGTAGATTCAAGAACTCTCCCTAATAGTCATCCTCAAATTCATGACGGATATTGGACTAACGTTACTAACTACAATCTCAAAGGAACACCTGCTGTAGGAAACTCATATTACAGCCCGCAAAAAGGAATTGTTGCTATCCGTGTTCCTCACTCAGATACTCACTACCGATGGGTTTTCATCTTTGGCGGTACTTTGATTCCAAATGGAGTAACAGTTGAATATCTTAAGCCTAGAGGCCATAAGCCAATAACAGATTCGGATTGGACTTCTCCAGTACAATATCGAAACCCTGATGGAACTATGGCTCAGGTTTGGCATAGATTTCGAGTTGCAGTAAATCCTTCTAGTTTAGGAGGAAAAGAAGATTGGAGAGGAGGACATCCAAATGGTCATGATCATTTTGCTGTCGCTGTTCAAAAAGCAAGTAGACAACCTCCTACAACAACAGTTGTTGCGAAACAGACAACAGCCGTAACTGGTTCAGGAACTGGAATGATTGTTGAAGTCACAACAACAAGTGATAGCAGTAATACTTGTAAGCGATATTCTTTGTTTTCAGGAGGTTCTGGCTATAAAGACGGAGATAGAGTCAGCGTTAACGGCGAATCACATACAGTAACAGTCCAAATTGTACCGCCAACTATTGATCCTCCTGATGTTGATACTCATGGTAACTGGACAGAAAAAGAAAAAGAATTTTATAGAAATTATTGGTCAATTGTTAAACATAATCCTAATAATGCAATTGCTGATTATTTCTTGTTTGATGCAGAATCTTCAAGCCATGAGAATGGACCCGAGCATGAATTAACTCATGTAAATGAAATTGTTCATGCAGGATATAGTAATGCTCCTCAAATTAATTACGAGCATCTTGCTATAGCAGGAATAAGAGTTGGAGCAACAAATACTTTATCTAGTTTTAATTCTTTTTCTGCTTTTATTGAGCAAGGAATAATAGTAGATCGTTTGGTTAATGATTCCAATAATGGGCTTCCTACTAGAGGATCTTTAAAAGCATCTACTGATAATTTTGTTGAGATAGCACATGATTTGTTGACAAATAAATCTTATGGGGCTGGAGATGTTGTAGGTCATGATGGTGTTGATCGGTTAAGTATGATTGAAGGAGCGAAATATTGCAAAGCTAATAATTTCCATTGGAATGGAATTATTGATCGTCAATTTAATTTAAGAGAGTTTATTTTTGAACATGCTGGTTATAACTTCTTAGATTTTTCTATTTTAGGTGGTCGATTTAGCTTAAGACCTAGTTTCCCTGTTAATAGTGATTACACGATTAATTATGATGCAACTATTGATTCAGGCATTGATATAAAAGCCTTATTTACTGATGGAAATATGAAGGGTATTAAAGTTAGTTTTTTAACTCCAGAAGAAAGGAAGATGTTTAAGGCAACTGTTATTTATAGAGATGATAGAAGGAATGAAAATAAAATAGCGGGTTTCCCTGAAAATATTGCAAAGACTTATGCTTACAATCCAACAGGACAAAATGCAAATGATTTCTTTCCGACGGCTGAGCAATTGCCTGAAGAAGTTTTTGATTTAAGTAATTGGTGTACTCATAAAGAACATGCAAAACTTTTTGCTGCTATTGCTTTATCAATAAGAAAAGAAGTTGATCATGGGATTGTTTTTGATACGCCGCCAAGTTCTGTTTTTGGGTTGCTTGCTGGTGACTATATTCGGGTCTTAACAGAAGCAACTCATACAAGTCGATTTAATAATGGAAGTATTGATGCTAATGGATACGTCACTTCAAGAGCAACTATTTCTGGTTCGATTAATACTTATTGCTGGACACCAGGAACATTGGGAGGAATAGAAGAAAAGAGTTTTTCTGTTGGTAGTGATGGTAAAAATTCACTTGGTTTAACTAATAAATTATTTGCTCAAGTTGACAACACAACTGAAGATAGAATTTACAAGGTTGAATCAATTACTTATGGAGAAGAAGGATTTATTCAAATAGCGGCTAGTCACGCTCCTTTGTTTAATAATAAACTTGCAGTTTTATATAACGCTAACCCTTATGCTGCTGCTAATGGAATTAATTTCATAGATCGCTTTCCTGAATTAAGAGGACTTTAAAAATGGCTAGTTTTCCTGCTTCCGTTCCAACTCCTACAACTAGAAGTTATTCTCCTGGCACATATCCACAAGCAGAGTTTGAAGCTCAAAATGGTGTTAAAACTGTGATTCGTTATGGAAAAAACAGAACGAACGCAACACTGTCATTGGGTTTTAGTAATATTACTGATGCTCAAGCAGCAAGTATTTTGTCTAATTATGAAGCTGTTAATTCTGTATGGGATAACGTGACTTTTGATGGAACAAATGTTATTGATGGTGCTGATAGTCAACTTCAAGCCTTTTTCAAAGAAGGAACTCCTTTAAAATGGAGATATTCTGGTCCTCCAAACGTTACAAGTGTTTTCCCTGGTATCAGTAATGTGAGCTGTAGTTTTGTTGCTTGTTTGGATGCACCCATATAATAAGAACAACGTATTGATTTTTTAGGTCGTGGCTTTTTATAGCGGAAAGGACGGACAGCTTTTTATTGACGGCACTAAAGCCGCCAAAGTTCAATCTTGGTCTTTTTCTAGTTCACAAGCTGTTCTTGAAACAACAAGTTTAGAAGACACTGACAGAACAATTGTTCAAGGAGTTAGAAGTTATAGCGGCAGTGCAAGATTGTTTTACTATCAAGCTTCTGCTGGGTCTGGCGGAGATGTAACAACATTAATTGGTAAATGTATTAAAGCTGCTGGTAGTACAGATATGACCTCTACTACTGCAACTTTAAAACTAAAAATTGTTGATGGTTCTGCTAATGGTCGTTTTATTACCTTCTCGACTTTGATTACTGGAATATCAATGAATAGTGCTGTTGGTGAAGTGTTAAGTGCTGATATTAGTTGGGAATCAAATGGAGCACCTACAGAAGTATCTATCTAAATCATGGGTGTTTATTTTGGGCAATCGGGTGAAATAGCCCTTAAAAGAGATGCACTTCAAGCTGCTTTGCAGACGAAGTTAGATCCTTTTGATGTAAACACTTCAACAAAGAGATTTAGTGTTGATCATAGTTCTGGTTCGTTGTTGACAGGAGATGAAGTAGAAATTGAAACGGTTGATGGTTCAACGCTCGAACTTGTTAATGGTCATAGCTACCCAGATGGCAAGTGGTTTATTAATGTTGATCCTATGGGAGGTATTCGTTTATATGACACATTTCCGAAAGCAATAGAAGGATTACAGACAAACGCTTTAACTCTTGTCACTCCTAGTGCAGCAAAAGATGTTTTAGTAAGGACTCGAAATGAAAGGTATAGGCATGTTGCCAATGTTCGAGATTTTGAGATGACAACGAGTAGAGAGCAAGTTGATTTAACAAACCTTGGAGATGAATTTAGGAATCAATATGAAGCTGGATTAATTAGCGGTCAAGGAACAATGAGTTGCATTTGGGAGCATAGTTATGACACGGGAGATAGAAAAAATGAATATGGTGGCGATCCAGAATTTCCTTTTTATCTTGCTCAGTTAATCGTTAGGACACAGCAAGGATCAGATTTTGATGGTTTGTTTTACATTTACCGTGATCCAAATAATTCTGCTAAAAACGTTTATTACGAAGCGAATTGTATTATTACTAATGTTGCTGTAAGTGTTACTCCTGCGGAAGTCATTGAGACTAGAGTTGAATTTATAACCAATGGAGTTATTCGATTAAAGACTGGTGACACTGCTGGTTATCTATTACAGGAGAACTCAGATAAAGTTTTACAAGAAGATGAAAGTCCCATATTGCTCGAACAGGTTTAAACTATTGCTAATGGTTTTTAGTTAGTAGTCAATGGCTGATCTACAGATAAGTAATCTGCCTGCTTTAGCAGAAGCAGGGATACAAAACACTGATGTATTAGCCCTTGCTGATCTAAGTGCGACTGAGACGAAGAAGGTCACTGTAAAAGACTTAGTAGCGGCTGGTGTAGCTCTTATTGATTCTGGAGATATACCTGCTGCCAAAGTTGCAACGCCTTTTGCTGCTGATGCCGTAGCGACAGCAACGATTCAAAATTTAGCTGTAACTGCTTCCAAGATTGCTAACTCAACTATTACAGCAACGCAGATAGCAAACGCAACGATAACTGGAGCGAAGTTAGTTAACGATACTGTTACTGCAACACAAATTGCTGCTAATGCGATAACTGCTTCTGAGTTAGCTGATGATGCGGTTGATACTGCTGCTATTGCTGATCTTGCTGTTGATAATGATCGAATTGCAAATACAACAATTGCTTATGGAAAATTAAACTTAAGCGATGGAGATATACCTGGGGCAAAAATTGCATCTGGAGGGATTACTGCTACTCAATTAGCAACTAATTCTGTTACTGCCACAGAACTTGCTGACAATGCTGTTGATACTGCTGCTGTTGCCAGTGGAGCAATCACTGGAGCGAAGATTGCAAGTCAGACTATCGCTGCTGGAAATATTGTTAATAACACAATCACAGCAACGCAAATTGCTAATGGAGCCATTGGAACAGATCAAATAGCTGATGGAGCTGTAAATGCTGCAAAGTTAGACGGAACTATTGCTGCTGGTTCATTAGGCGCTGGATCGATAACTGGTGTAAAGCTTGCCAACGATACTATTACTGCTACTCAAATAGCTCAAAATGCAATAACAGCTTCTGAGTTAGCAGATAATTCTGTCGATGCTGGAGCGATAGCTAGCAATGCTGTTATCGAAGCAAAAATTGCTACTGATGCTGTTACAAATGCAAAAATAAAAGATGGTGAAATAACCCCAGCGAAATTAAATTCTTCCAACCTTGATAGGTCTTTAAATGTAGCCAGCGGGAACCTTGGAATAAATAACACAGTTACGGCTGCTACTCGTTCAGGTATTTCATATAACGCTCAAGGACTCATTACTGGAACTGTTGCTCTCGCCGCTGGTGATCTGCCTATTGCAACTACATCTGCTGTTGGTGGTGTTTCAATTGCTAGTGCAGGAGGTCTTTCTGTTACTGGTGCAGGTGCTTTATCTATTGCAGCAACAACAACTGGTGCTACAGCGACAAAAGTTACCTTTAATAATTTTGGACAAATAACAGGAACAGCGACCCTAGCGGCTGGCGACTTACCTCTTGCTACTGCTAGTGCTGTAGGTGGTGTTTCTGTTCCGACAGGTGGGCCTTTATCTGTTGATGGTAATGGTGCTTTAACCGTTGTTGATTCAGGAGTTACTGCTGGTACGAATACAAAAGTAACTGTAGATGCAAAGGGAAGAGTTACAGGTCTTGCAGCTCTTGCTGATTCTGATTTACCTAATCACAGTGCAGCATTATTGACTTCTGGAACTATAAACGCTGCAAGAATTGGTACAGACAGTATTGACGGAACAAAACTCAGCAATAGTTCTGTAGCAATATTTCAATCTATTGCCCAAAGTGGTTATCCAACGGCTCAGTTCTCAGGCCAGATTCTGTTTGATACTGTTTCTGAGGATGCGTTTATCTGGGATGGAAACGCTTGGCAGGCGATAACAACGCTGACCAAGGGAAGTCTTGTTTTTGGTGGAACCTATAACGCAAATACGAGCCAGATGGTTGCTACGACATCTGCTGGTATTGCTGCTGGTTTGTCTGTTGGATCTAATCTTCCTACAGCATCTGCTACTACAGATGGTGTATATGTCGTGGTTGCAACGGCTGGAACGCCAAGTTCGCCTGCTCCAGCTATTGCATTTGCTCCTCCTGATTACATTTTAGGTGTTACTAATTCATCAGGTAGTGGCTGGTATGAGGTTGATCTTTCTCAGACAATTGCGGGACAAGTTGCTTCGAATATTACGTTTAGTCCATACGGGCAGATTTCAAGTACAAATGTACAAGATGCGATTCAAGAAGTAGAAACAGAAAAATTAGCAAAAGCAGGTGGTACTGTTACAGGTCAGGTGTTAATTGGTAACAGTGGAAGCCTTGTATTTGAAGGGTCGACTGTTGACTCATTTGAAACAACATTAACAGTTGCCGATCCAACAACGTCAGATAAAACTATTACTTTGCCTAACGTAACTGGCACAGTAATTACAAGCGGAGATACAAATACAGTTACATCAACAATGGTTGATGCAAGTTTAGTTAATGCAAATTTAGCTGCCACGGCTGCAATTGCTTTCAGTAAATTAGCTGCTTTAACTTCTGCTCAAATCCTTGTTGGTAACGGATCAAATGTAGCTACAGCAGTTGCAGTTACAGGTGATATAGGGATAACAAATGCAGGTTTAACTTCTATTACTGCTGGTGCAATTGTTAACGCTGATATAAATGCTAGTGCTGCAATTGCTGGAAGCAAGATCACTATTGGAACAACAAGTGCAGTTGGTGTTCTTCAACTAACTGACTCAACTTCAAGCACTAGCACTACCACTGCTGCTACTCCTAACGCTGTTAAATCTGCTTACGATTTAGCTGACGCAGCTCTCCCAAAAGCGGGAGGAACATTAACTGGTAATGCACTTGTAGATAATGATAAAGAAGTTCGTTTCTACGAAGCAGATGGAAATGGTACTGCTTATGTAGGAATTAAAGGGGCAACAGATAAAGGTTCAGAATCCAGTTATACAATCAGCCTTCCAGCAGCCAGCCCTACAGCAGGTCAGGTTTTAAAAGCTAATGCAAGCACACCTACAACTCTTGAATGGGCAACGGACGCTGCCACAGACGCAACGAAGCTCCCGTTGGCTGGCGGCACTATGTCTGGTGACATCAATTTAGGCACAAACGATATTACAAACGGTGGAACAATTACAGGAACATTTAGTGGAAATATAACTGGAAATGTCACTGGAAATTGTTCTGGATCGGCTGCAACCGTTACTGGAGCTGCTCAATCAGCAATTACAAGTGTTGGCACGTTAACTGGCCTGACTGTAAGCGGAGATATTTTAATGAGTGGAACTGGCGTTCTTGATATTCCAGTTGGTACTACAGCACAACGACCCGGATCGGCTAATACTGGGATGTTTAGATATAACAGCACTCTTAATCAATTTGAAGGTTATTCAAGTACAGGATGGGGAGCAATTGGAGGTGGGGCTGGAGCAACTGGAGGATCTACTGATGAAGTATTTATAGAAAATGACCATACAGTTACAGCAAATTATCAATTAGGTTCTGGTAAGAATGCTGTTTCAGTTGGTGAGTTAACGGTAAATAATGGAGTAACGATTACAATACCCACAGGTAGAACTTGGGTGGTGCTTTAAATGCCAACTTACGGAAAGGTAAAGGTCAATACGATTACCTATGACTCGTCAGGGAGTGCGATTGATCTAGCTGTTAGCAACATTGCTGTTAAGGCAGATCCAACTTTCACAGGAACAATTACTGCCGCTGCTTTAACATTGAGTGGCAACCTCCAAGTAAACGGGACGACTACAACAGTTGCATCTTCTACGATGACTGTTGCTGATAAGAATATTGAACTTGCTAAAGGTGCTGCTAATGACGCAGCGGCTGATGGTGGTGGTATTACATTAGAATCAGGTGATGGAAATAAAGAAATCAAATGGGTTGATGCGACAAATAATTGGACGTTTAACCAAGGTATAGAAACTACAGGAGCGATAAAAGGTAACAGCATCATTACATCAACTGGAAATTTAGGAGTAGGAACTCACTCTGTTACTTCTCCTAATAGTGTTAATAGATTTATACATGTTCATAATGCTGATCATTCTTCGATTGTTTTAAGTGATGATCAAAATACTTGGGAAGTTGTTTCCAATAACGATTTAACAGTTAGAGACGGGACAGATACGAGAGTAACAGTCAACACCCTTGGCGATGTCGCAGTTTCTGGATCAATTAGCACTTCTGGTGGATCGGTATCAGACAGCAAAGGCGATGTAAGGACTATTGTTCAAACCATTAAATCTGCTCAACATACAATTGTTGCTGCTGACTCAGGTAAACATTCAATCAACAGTACAGGTGGCTGGATAATAAACACTAGTACAGGTTTTACAGCAGGTCAGGCAATAACGTTGATTAATAATAGTGGCTCTGATCAGACTGTTACAAACACTGGTTGCACGATGTATTTAGCTGGTGATACAAGTACTAAAAGTTCATTAACATTAAAAGGAAGAGGTGTCGCAACATTTATATGTACAGCAAGTAATGTTTATTACGGCTCAGGAGCAGGATTAGAATAATGCCTATACAACAAATGCTCTTAGGTGTAGGTGCAGGAGGAGTTGATCCTGTCGATTTTGTGAAACTAAATACTGCTCAAGGCAATGGAAATGATAGGACTTCGTTCCATTATGGTTCTGATGGAAGTATCTACTATCATTCAATAGCTAATACATGGAAAGCAATTAAACTTGATGCTGCTGGGGAAATAGTTTTTCAAAAAGTATTTAGCAGTCATAGTGCTGGAACTACTTATGGCATGGCGGTTGGTTATCAAGATATTCAAATTTATATGGGTAGCACAAGCGGTGCATATTACAACATCTGGGCCTTAAACAAGAGCGGTGCTTTGCTATGGAATAAACGATGGCACATTGATCATAGTAGTGACACGAATGCAGGTTCATCTTTTGTTGATCATGGTCAAGGTGCATCACTTAGGGCACTTCCTAATGCAGATATAGGTTTGCTTTTAATTGAAGCTCCTAATGTTAACAACAGTTCTGGATCAGGGGAAAACAGAGCACCTATTATGTTGTCTTTTAAGATGACAGACGGAACAAAAATAGGTTGGGGTGGAGCTAGGTCTAGTCAAAGTGGTACTGTTTCAAATATGTCAATAAGAGACTGGGCTGTTTGTCTTGGGTCTGGTGCTACTCAAGGCTACTTTACGATGATAAGTGGTAAGAGTCTTAAGAATGAAACTGGTTGGAAAAATATGCATCGTATAAAAGGTAGTTTCTATACTGCTGATCATTCAGGCGATAAAAATATTGATTTTGATTCTTCAGCAACTTTTTTACAAAGTAGTGGAGGGCATGTTGACTTGCAATCAGCGAATAGAGGACTTGATGTTCTTCGTGATTACTCAGGAACTTCAATAGATTCTGCAACACTTGTAGTAGGCAATCATGCAGGGGCCAAAATTGCCTACGTTAATAATTCATACCACGCTGGCACTTGGTACGATTACGCTAAAAATTTTAATGGTACTTTTATTGTTACTGGATGTGCAAAAGACCCTTCAGACACTAATACTATCTTTATTTCTGTTCAACACGAACCTTCAGGGCAGGGATATTCAAATGCGGTTTTAACAAAAATAACAAGTAACAGTCTTGTTTGGTCTAGAAAATTTGAATTGGTAAGCACTCATAGTGATTTCAATGCAAATAGTGGAAGAATGAGTTTGTACCCTAAAGATGTAATTATTCATCCTTCAAATGGGAAAGGTCTTCTTTATGTAAATCCAAATGGTCTGCCTGCATTTTTCTGTCAATTTGATACAGGAAGTACAGCACCATCAACAGGAACTTATTCTTTAGGAACCATTTCTGGTGGAACTTGCACTGTTGTCATAAGTAGTGGTCCTAGCGATGGCACTTCAAGCATTGGAACTCCTACTACTGGTACGAATACTTTTACTGTTATGGGAGATTCAGACGAGTACGAGCCAGTTACAGATTCTTGGACCAGTGGAGCAGTGACCGATACATCAAACGTTACTTATGGGGGAGAACTGTGGGATTAAGCATCTTTTCCCATGCTTCTTATTAGGGGCTAAACTATCAACAAACACGAGTGAATCATGGCTCCCTACGGTGACTTAAAATGTAACAACCTGATTTATGAAACAGGTTCTGGCGATGTAACAGTTGCCACTAGTACAATTCCTTCAACTGCTGGAGCGACCTTTACGGGAGATGTCACTCTGACAGGTGCAAGCCATAATGTTGTATGGGATGTATCAGATAACGCTCTTGAGTTTGCGGATAATGCTAAAGCTACTTTTGGGGCAACTTTATCTGTCGACACCAATGGAACAAATAATAATATTAAAGGTCTTTCAGGGCACTTAAATATACATATAGCTGACAATAAATCATTCTCAGTAGGTAATTCAGATTTTACTGAAAATATATTTTTAGCTACTCAAGGAGCAGGTTGCACATTCTATCACTCGGCAAATGCAAAACTAGCTACCACTGGAACGGGAATTGACGTGACGGGAACAGCAGCAGTAGATGGTGTTGATATTGCTGGACCATATAAACAAACAGTTGTAGCAATAACTCAATCAGCTACACCTACAGTTGATTTATCAACAGGGAATTACTTCACTCTTACTCAAAACGCTAACGTTACTCAATGGACATTTAGTAATCCTCCAGCAAGTAGAAGTTTTTCTTTTGTGATTGAATTAGCAAATGCAAGTCATACAACAGCTTGGACATTAGCCAGTGGAACTATTAAATGGCCTGCTGATACCGCACCAACTTTAAGTGCGTCTAAAACACATTTAATAATTCTGACAACTGATGATGGCGGCACAACTTATCGTGCTTCTTCAATCGTTGATTACACAACTTAATTATTAATTATGGACCCTAGTACTCTCAAGATTTTACAAGGTGCTGCTGGTGCTGCTGGCGCTGAAAAATTAGGGGTAGAAGATGTTTTCAAAACATGTGTTTACAAGGGGAATGCAACAGCAAGATCAATAAATACAGGTGTTGATTTAAGTGGTTCAGAAGATGGAATTGTATGGATTAAAAAGTTAACTGGATCAACAGGTAACAACGTTGCTGATCACATGTTGTTCACTCGAACCTTTTACTCGTCTGGTGATTCTCTTTTTATGTATAATTCGCCTAACAAGGCTTCTGGTCTTAATTATGGCTCTAATGGTTTAAGTTCTTTTAATAATAATGGTTTTTCAATAGGATCAGGCACAAGAGAAAATACTAGTGGTGCTGATTATGTTTCTTGGACGTTTAAAAAGAAAGAAAAATTTCTCGATATAGTTACTTGGGAAAAAACAGGATCTGATGGATCAGCAAGAACCCTAAACCATAGCCTTGGTTCTACTCCTGGCTTTATTATGTTGAAGCAATACAACGGGAGTGAAAACTGGATATGTTGGCATCGTAGCCTTAGTACAAATCAATTCTGGAAGTTAAATAGTAAGGATGCTGTTAATACTGATGCTAATGCTTCAGTGAATAGTGTAAGTGCTACTCAATTTGTTGTAGGCTCTGATAATAATAAGGTTGGTCAATATATTGCTTTTATTTTTGCTCATGAGGAAGCAGAATTTGGACCAGATGGGACACAATCAATTATTTCTTGCGGTAAGTACAATGGAACGGGTAATGCAGGTGATAATAAAATTTCATTACCGTTTGAGCCTGGTTGGTTATTACTAAAGCAAATAGAAAGTGATACAGACCCAAATATGGGCCGTCCACAGATTCAGGACAATATGAGAGGTTGGGCTGTTAACGGGACATCTTCAGTCACCGCAGAAAGAGACAAAGTTGTAGACGTTGATAAAAATGATAATCAATGGACTTGGCCTCAATCTGATCCATTGGCAGATGGTTTTTTGCTTCAAGTTGGCGGATCTTCAGGTATAAATGTTTCAGGTAAAAGCTATATGTATGTTGCTATTGCAGCAGAAACAGGAAAGACAATGAATCCTGAAAATATAACTGCTGGAACAAACGTATTCTCTATGGATGCAGCAGGTAGTGCTGGGTCTCCTGCTTTTGACTCATCACATGTTGTTGATATGGTTCTCATGAAGAAACCAGCCAACCAACAAGATTGGCGACTTTCAGCAAGATTAATTGAAGGAAAGAGAGTATACCCAAATAACACTAGTTCAGAAGATTCTGATTCAGATTCGACGTTTCCTTATCAGAACGGGGTTTTTCAAAATTACGATAGTCCCTATATGGCCTGGATGTTTAAACGCCACGCGGGGTTTGATGTGGTGACCTACAAGGCCACAGGTGTAGCAGGTTTACAAATTAACCATAATTTAGGCGTTGTTCCAGAAATGATCTGGTGCAAGCGAAGAGATGGTTCTGCCAGGGATTGGATGGTTTATCACAAAGGATTGAACGGTGGAACCAATCCAGAACAATATCATTTAGTTTTAAATACGAGTTCTGCCGAAGTTGATTCGGCTAATAGATGGAATGACACAGCTCCCACGGCTTCTGTCGTAACACTTGGATCTAGTCAAGTTACTAATGATACGGGCACGTCTAATTTTATTATGATGCTCTTCGCCAGCATTTCGGGAATTTCAGCCGTGGGTAGCTATACAGGAGTAAGCGGTCAATTACAAATAAGGAATCTTGGTTTTACGCCAAGATTTTTATTAGTAAAACGTCGTGATGGAACAGGTAAATGGGTTGTATTTGACACAACTAGAGGATGGGGATCAGGTGATGATAAGAAAATATTCTTAACAGATCTTGCTCAAACTAATCAGGACGTAGGTGATCCTGTTTCTTCTGGTGGTGGTGGTTTTGATTTTTACTCTGGGAACGATGATTTTAATAATACTGGTAAAGAATACATCTACTACGCCCACGCTTAATGGGGGAATTTATATGAATTTAACCCCTTTATTTTCCACCCTTATTTATTAATCATGACTGAATTTAGAAAACAAAGCGATGGTTCTCTAATTATTGGGGAATCGATGTTTCGTCGTGAATTTCCTAATGTATCAATCCCTAAACCATTAACTGAAGAAAACGTAAATTCTCTTGGCTACGACTGGGTATTTGATGGTGCGTGGCCTACTACAACACCTCCTTATCAAAGAGTACAAAGAGATGGTGTAGAACAAATTGACGGCAAATGGTACACAGAATTTAAGGTTGTTACTGCAACAGGAGATGATGCCACAGAGATTGATAATCAAACAGCAGCAAATAGAAGAGCGAAGCGTGATGAGCTTTTAAAAGAAACAGATTTTTATGCTTTGTCTGATGTAACCATGTCGGATGAAATGAAAACTTATAGACAAGAATTAAGAGATCTTCCAGCTTCTTCTGGTGCTGATTGGCCTCATAACGTAACTTGGCCTACTAAGCCATCTTGACGGTTAAGGCTATAATTTGAAGGCAATGTATTATTTTTATGTCTGACCGCTTAAGCCTTGCAGCCGAAGTTAAACAATTACAAGCTGATCAAGAACGCAGAGCTGCTGAATGGAAAGAGAATCAAGCCGCATTAGAAGCAAAAGTAGCTCAATTAGTTAAGGCAAATATGGATGAAGTCGATAGTGGAGAGGCTTGCCCTGCATGATCAAGATCCTTACCTATATAAATGCTGCTGCCCTAGTGGTGGCAGTAGCTGGTGGTACGTTTGCTTACTTCCAGCGTGGCAAGATTACAGAATCCATAATGAGTGAAGTGCAAAAACAATTGCCTTCTCTTGTTAAAGGAGCAATGCCAAAGATTCAAAAAATGCCAAAGATGACAGGTGGGGCTTCTTTGAAGGGTATTCCGTTTAGCAAATGATTCAATTTAAGTCATTTAATGGATTAAGTACGTTAGTGCTTGCCTCTGGATTAATCGCAACAAATTTTATGAGCCTTAATCTTTTGGCTCGTAAAGATTCAGGCATACCAGACATCGCCAAACTATCTAGCACTCCTTATAGCTCAATCCAAATCAGGAGTGAAACCAAGCCTGATGGAGCTGAAGAGTGGATGTTTAATTCTAAGCAACACGATCCAAAGCTAGTTACAACTATTGTTGATGATTCCAAGCCTACTTTTAATGGTGGAGTTAAAAAGAGATATACGCATAAACAAGATGTAGCTCAGTTTGCTATTTATCCAAAAGGCGATGGAGGGAAATTAACAGCAGAACAGATTGCTTGTATTGAAAAAATGGCACAGGGTCGCAGTAATGGTCAGCTAATTGCGGATAGTGCAAGCGTTTCAGTTAGTCCTGCCATTGCAAGCGTTCCAATAGTAGGGCCAGTATTAGCAGGAATATTTTTTGGTCAGGCAAGAAAGCAGGTGGGCAACCTTGCAAGTGACGTTGCTGGTCAATGGAATGACTGCTAAATGGAAATAGAAGAAATTGGAATTAGAGAGATACCAGACGCTTCGATTGATACAACAATAATCCGCACATCAAATCCACAAATACCTAGCAATATAGGTTTTCCAGTTATTCAAATGCCCGGCTGTGTAAGAGCTAGGACGTTAAAAAATAAGCAGCTAGTAACAAATGATGAAAAAGGAAATTTGATTCTTTGTGATGGCAATGTACCCACATTGGAAAGCATGGCGATTGATTGGGAAGGACTGTCTGCTGTTGGGCCTGTAAAAGCAGAAGAACCAGAATTAGTTGCTCCTACTCCAAATGTAAAAACACCAAAAACAGAAACTAAAAAAGAAAAAGAAACTCAAAAAACAGAAAGCCTTGCCAAGGGTTTAGAGCTTCCAAAAGTTGATTTATCAGGAATAAAAACAGATCAAAATATTGACTTGCCTTGCCCCAGACCCGGCTCGCCTCCGCCCGGAGCTACAGGCAAATTCTCAACCAAGGTCGTTTTACGCTATGAAAAAAATGGTGATTTATGTGAAACCATTTACCAAGACAGAGCGTTATTTGATGTCATTAATTCATACACGCCGCCACCAAGCACCCTTGTAAACACATCAACAATTGCTATTACTTCAGTTATCGGAGTCACTGTTATTGGGCAGCCCCTAGCGAAATTCGTACAAGGTCAGCTTAAAGGGAAGGTCAAAAGTTTTAGTAAAAAATTGACTAAAAAATTGCTTGCTATTCGGAAGAAGAATCCTCCTGTAAAGAGCCTCGCTGAAAGGCGAAAGGATCAGAGGGAGTCTCGGAAGTAACCTCAATACTGTGCGTATGATTCGGGAGCGTATTAGGAGGATTGATTAAGCGAACATCTTCACAGACAACATAACTAGGACTGTCTTTTGCGTAAACAACGCCGAGTTTTAATTGCTCGGCACAAATTTTTAAACGGCTTAAAGCGTAATCTAATTTTCTAGCTTTGTATGCTTGATCTAAATATTTAACCCTGCTAGTTTGTGCGGCCACGCAGTTATTAACCATACGGCGATCTAGTGGTACTGCTATGGTTGCAGTTATGCCATAGTTAAATGAAAGATTATTCTTAGCCTGTCCTGTTCTGATTGGCTTTGTATATAAAACTCCACCCGGATTAGTTAAATTTCCATCTGCATCTGTGCTGTCGTCATAGACATTTTCAAGGTACGTTGGTTCAAATGGATCTTTCCAAGTATTGACTTTTGAGATGAAGGGATTAATGGTCAAAGTCGTTCCACTGCAACGGATTCCATCGCCTAATTCTTGAAACATAAAACTTCCCGATTGAACCTGAATACCTTGATTGATTACGGAACCTTGGGATGTTGCAGATGGAGAGGCTATAGTCGTTGAATTTGCAAATACAGGTTGACTAAATGTTATTGAGTAAAGACAGATACCGATTCGACTAAGGACTCTGTAGTTGTTGTTCTGTTTATTGTGGTTACATTTGACAAGCCCGGATTTGCTAGCGTTTCTGTGAATGAAAAAGCGTTGCCAGCAGTTTTTATTCCCCA